CTAGCATAGCTATTAAGTAGGCTGATACTATAAAAGCAAAAAGGACCTTCGGGTCCTTTTTTTATTATCTACTTTCAATCCACTGCATACTGGCTTGACCGTATTGTGTACCTGTTGATAATTGTGCGATAGCGACAGTATAAGTTTCACTAACAGTTCCTAGACTTTGACGACCTAGTTGGAAAGCAATATTACTGATATCTTCAGCCGTGCCTGGCGCGATTGCCTGTTTGATAATTGTTCCGCCACTTATAGCCGTAGAAGCACTATCCGTTTGTGCAAAGCTACCTGTGTTTACACTATTGGTCCAAGAAGGACCTGTTAGCGTACCATTTTTAATAATTCTATATGCACACACTACGACTGCACCTGCGGCAGTAGTAGCACCTGTGGTTAGATAGGTAGGTCTCAAAACACCGTTGAGTGCTGTACTTTGCAGTCTAACACTGATAATAGGTAGGTATGTACCAAGCGATAATGTAATAGGCGTAGGTGTGGCGAAACTATTGTTCGCTCCTAAGTTAGGGCTAAATGGTCCGTCACAAGTAACGCTGTTTGATCCTTGACGCATTGTGCTTGAACTTGCGGTTGTACCTGTATTGAATAGTTCTAATCTAATAGGAAGGAAAGGAGTGCTACACCAAACAGTAGTTTGTATGTTGGCAGTATAATAAGTATGACAGTTTATGATAGAACCGTTGATAATAAACCCTAGTGTAACAGCACCGACACCATACCATTCGTAATCGAAACTGATCAGTTGTTGTTTAGTTAAGTCAAGAGTGATACCACTGGCACCTGTGCCATCTAACTTGTCGCCGTTCCAGCTGGATCTGGCTATCCTTGTTTCTTGCATTGAGCCGCTGGTGCTGGTTCTAATTACAAAATTGAGTGTGCTGGCGCCTACTAGTTCAAAGAAAAATCCGTTATTTTCATCGAACAAGCCAACACGCTGGGTCAAGTTGGCAATTGGGGTTGCCAACTTGATCTGCTGATTAAGCTGTGCAGGGCGACCCGGAATGTAAGGAATAACTCGTATAGTCTGTCTAATAATACTAGCACCACTGGCTGTAGTTGTGGCCATGTCCACACCACTGTTGGCGCCGTTCCATGTAGCACTGCCGCCAGTAACTGTAGCTTCATCCCAGTTGTCTGTTTCTTTACTAAACTGAAATGTATTGAACCAAATAGATTGATAATCGGTAATACGTAGTCTATTATGACTGTTTACCTGCGCATTAGTTAAGGTGTTGTTGATTAGATATGTCATTAGATTATTCTCCAGCCCGATCTATAAATTAGAGTCAGCGAGCCATTGTTGAATGCAAGTTGTACGTTGGTGTTATTGTCTACTGTTCCTACAAGCGTGATAGGGTTATTAGCACAATTACCGCTTTCGTCTTTGATTATTAGCTGGTTTCCATCAGAAACTGTAGGCAATGTTATTGACACAGGACCAGCATAATTTACACCAATATAATAATCACTTGCTGTAGCAACATAAGTCGATGTGTTAACTAATCTAGTAGAATAGGTTGGTACACCAAGCATGTTGACACCACCGGGTGTAACACCGTCACTTAGTCTCAGTGTAGTTGTGTCTGAATCATAGAATATTTCGCCTCGCCTACCTATGTAATTAGCGTACAAAGTCGCTATTGCTTTTGTATCTAATTTCCTAGTAGTCATTGTAATATCCTTAACGGGCATACAATGAGAGTGCTAAAAGCAGAGTATGTTTATAATAGTATTTATCAGAACAAGAAGATAGTCAGTTAATGGATTATTTGCTAAAATAGCGTAACATTCACTAGCACCTTCGGGTGCTTTTTCTTTATGCTATTGATTCTTTTTCAAAATACTCTGGATGTCGCTTGCCCCAGTTACGCATAATGACAGCCGCTTTGGCATTGGCTTCATTTTCTTGTGGGCTACCAGTAGCACCTGCATCGTCATCTTCTAACTCATCTTTTAAGTCTTGTGAGTAGTGTACCATTTCGTGTGCTAGTGTACGGCACACATCATTGATATGGCGATTCTTTACAGTAATAGTAATATGTTCTGCGCCGGGCATATATCCACCAAAGCTCTTGTGTTCTACCGAACGTTTGTTATCAAATACAAATTCAAACTTTGGTAAAGATTTAAGTTCTAAATGGCGGGCGGCAAACTTTACAAAATCGTGTAGGATTGCGTAAGTGTCTTGTTTGCTTAGGCTTTCGGTTAGTATTTCTCTTGCTTTCATGTTGTATTTATTGTGCGTTGATGAAGTTGATGTAGGCTACACTACGAGCGGCACTAATCTTACCAATATGATTAGCCATCTAATTAACCCATCTCGCCCTGAGGGCCATCAATCATTACAGTTAGTCCTGCAATACGCTTGATATCATCTAGCTCGTCATGTTCTCCATCATGTGTCAATTCATCTTGTGCATCAAAAGCATTGTCTTCGCCAGCGGCCTTTTTAAGCAGTTCTAGCTTTTGTTGTAATGGAGGAATCATAGTTGTTGGATTGTCGTGCTCTTGTGGAACATGACTAGCAGGATCAATTTCTCCGCCTAGATGCTCGTCGGCACCTGCTTCAGCGTCCATTTTGTCTGCTACTTTGCGTAGAATATCTGCTATTTTCATATTAACTCATAGCCTCTTGACAGATTAAGTGTCCACCAACCACTGAAGTAGTACCACTTACTGTACTAATTGCCAGTGTTAGTTGATCAATTTGTGATCCTCTAATATTGTTATACAAGGGAAAGAAGTAGCTCAAGTCAATATCTTGTAAGCCTGAACCTGCTGCCAATGTAAAGGCAAACACAACTTCACCGCCTGTAATAACTGTACCAATTGCATCGCGTTCAGCAAAACTGTTACTAGATCCAATCGATGCCATTGGAACAAAGTTAGCACCAGTTATTACACTTGGGTTACTGATACTGCCTGAAATTAATTCAACCACGCAACGTGTGTCTGATGAAATCATTAAACGCTTAGGCAGTAGTTGTCCACGGTTAATCAATCCAATACAGTAACCTGTATTAAATGTAGCAGTACCTGAACTGTTAGCTGTTAGTGCTTGGTTGATTGTGATAGTTGTACCACTTACACCTGTTACAATACTGCCTGTAGGAATACCTGTACCAGTTACTCCCATACCAGCAGTAATACCGCTAGCATTTGAAACTGTAAATGTATAACCACCTGTAGTACCTGCACTTGCAGTTGGTGTAACTTGTGAGGCTACAGTTGGCGTACTAGTCAATGCTCCACCAGTTACTGGATCAGTAATGATTAATGAGTTAGTATTTGTAGCAAGGATACGTGCAACGATACCGTTCTTATCTGCACCTGTTCCACCTTGTCCTGGGAAAAATATCATACGTCCATTAAACTGTCCGCTGGTAAATGTAGCGGCTGGGAATGTAATTGTAACGGCATATCCGTTAAATGTTGTGCCTGCTGGAACTGTTTGATAACTGCTTACAGTCCATGTTGAGCCACTACCAGCAGTGATGAATGTGCCCCATGCAATGCCTGTACCAGTTAACTGTTGTCCAATAGCAATAGTTCCGCTAGTTGTGCTAGAGACTGTTAATGTTGTACCTGTAATGCTACCAACAAATACTGATGTACTTGCAGAGCCAATCGATGTAATAGCATTACCAGTTGTTGATGCATATACTGTGCCGTATTCTTGTGTACCTAACTGACGTCCACGCACTGTTAGCAATGGATAACGATTAGTGCTTGAGCTTACTGAACGAACTTGTACAGTGTTTGGTAAACCATATGAATATGTAAAACCACGTTGGTCATCTGTACGACCTTCAACAACTACTGACACACCATAGTGATACATGTCGTTAGTTTGTGTAGTACCTGCTAGGTTACGCTGTTCGTAGCGTACTGGCAAGTTACCTGTACGTGCCCAAGGGTTTTGTTGCGGAGCTTGTGTACCTAAGTTTAATTGTAAGTTACCCCAACCTACTTGGTGTGCAATGAATGGTTCACCGTTGATATAAAATCCAAAACGTGTTACACCGGCACCATACCATGCATATTCCATCCAGAACATTTGAATACGACTAAAGTCCAGTTGACGAACATTAGTTATATCTCCGTTCCAACTGTCTAATCCCACACGATGTTCTGTTAGTGTACCGCCTACGTCTGTACGAACAACAACATACATACCGTATGGGTTGGTTGCTGTTGGCTGTCCTTGTTCAAAGAAAGCACCGTTTGAATCATCGAAGAATCCAACACGCTGTACGTTACCCGATAATGCTGTACCTAAGTTAACAGCCGTTGCCATGAACATGGTCTTACCTGGTTGATATCTGTGATAAGGACGTGACTGACGAACTGTAATATCGCCTTGTGCGTTAGTAACACGCATACGTACACCGCCTGAACTAGGTACTTGAAGTATCGCACCTGCACCTGCTGTTAACTGTTCCCAGCGTAGTGGTTGTGGACCGTATTCAAAGTCAGCTTCGTAAATGTTTTGATGTAGTGATACTTTTAAGCGTCCAAGTACATCGCGTACTCGTTGTGGCATTGCACTAGATTCGTGATGCCCTGTGATTGGGTTTAATGACATATTTTCTCCTTAACTAGTACTCGATGACATGCGCTAGTACGCCACATTGTTGTTTCCTATGTGTATTTATACGTTAAATACGTTACTATGATAAACAAAGAACCTTTTGAAAAACTTATACAAGAACTAAAAGACAACGGCAAATACCGTGTTTTTAACGACATTGTGCGCGAAACAGGCAAGTTTCCAAGTGCCATTTGGTACGGCCCGTACAATATTAAAACTATTGTTAATTGGTGTTCAAACGACTATTTAGGTATGGGTCAGAACAAAGTTGTACTAGATGCTATGCATACAGCTCTGGACCATACAGGATCGGGTTCAGGCGGCACACGCAATATTGGTGGTACTAGTCATTATCACAAAGCTCTAGAACACGAGCTTGCTACTTTACACAAAAAAGAACGAGCTGTGCTATTCAGCTCTGCTTATGTGGCCAACGAATGGACACTTATTGCTCTTAAAAAGATTATACCTAATATAGAATATATCTCAGATGCTAATAATCACAATTCAATTATTGTAGGTATCAGTCATAGTGGTGCAGATAAAGTTATCTTTAAACATAATGACTTAGATGATCTAGAACAAAAACTTAAAATTAGTTTTGGGCAAGGTAAGACTCCATGCGTTGTATTTGAATCAGTATACTCAATGGATGGCGATGTTGGGCATATTAAAGAAATATGCAAGTTAGCTAAAAAATATAAAGCTATAACTTACATAGATGAAGTACACGCTGTAGGCTTGTACGGCCCGCATGGTGGCGGAAAAGTAGAAGATCTAGGACTAGAATCAGAGATAGATTTTATCAATGGAACACTAGGTAAAGCATTTGGCGTACAAGGCGGATATGTAGCATGTGATGCTATAGTTGCAGATGCTATTCGTTCAATTGCCGCAGGGTTTATTTTTACAACATCAATGAGTCCTGTAACTTGTAGCGGAGCACTAGCCGCTATTAAATGGTTAAAGGATCATCCTGAAGTTAGAGACAAGCATCAAGATCGTGCTCGTAAACTAAAGCATAGATTAAAAGTAGCAGGAATTCCTGTTATGGAATGCAGTACTAGTCACATTGTACCTGTGTTAGTAGGTGATGCTAAAAAGGCTAAAGCAATGAGCGATGCATTACTAAATGACTACAATATTTACTGCCAGCCCATAAATTTTCCAACAGTTGATGTGGGAACGGAGCGGTTACGTTTTGCACCTACTCCGTTTCATGATGATGGTATGATTGAGGACTTGGTACAAGCCCTAGTTGATGTGTTTAAGCGTACATACTGATTAACTGTGTAATACCAAAGAACAAAGCGGCTTTGACTTGATCCGCTTGTGCTTGTTCTTGCAGTTGTTGTGTGTTAATCATATCTTGCAATACTTCAGAAGCTTCTTCTTTGCTTATTTGTCCATTAACTACAGCATCATGCACTTGTAGTGCATATTGAGCACGTTCTGCGGCCCATTGGTCTCCACTGCCTGCTACTGCTATTAATTGATCGCTCATTAGAATCTCCCTTGTACGGTTTTTGCGATTATGTCAGCTTGTTGTACTAACACTTTCTTTTTCATATCACAGTACATTGGACTAACTGGTCCTTTGTCTGTTCTTTCTTGAAACTCTTTAATTGTTGTTAGCATTACTTGATCTAACTTGGCCATGTCGTGTGTGCCTTTAGTTGTAGCATAGATATCATACCATTCTACTTTTGTAAACAAATCATGTAGCTGAGGTTTTAAATCTGCTGTGCAATCAATATGACGAGTCATTTGTTGCATGTCTGTAACAATTATACTTTGATTGGCATCCCAACGACTAGGTATCTGTTCCATTATTGTACTACAACCACTAAGTGCTACTACTGCTATCAATAATAATCTTTTCATTTTTTATGTCCTGATTTCATATTAGCCATCCAATGCGCTAACTGTGCCGCACGTCCACTGTGTCCTTTAGCAAATTTGCGTAAACTACTTACACTGGCTTTAGTTGGTACATGATAACGTTTACTATCGCCTTTGTCTTCTGGATGTTTTCCATTGGCAAAGTTTTCTGTAAACTCGCTGGCTCTCATTCGCAATTCCATCTGTGTAGAGCTTTTGCTTTAGGTGTTGGGCGTCCCTTTTCATCTTTCATAGGACCTTTGTTGCCTGACATGCGAGCACAAAAACTCTTACGGCGTTTAGCATCTTTTGAGCCTGATTTTAATTTACTAGGTTTAGTAGTTACTGCTGTTTGTAGTTTGCTACCTGGATGCTCATGACGATAAGCATTAACAGCTTTTTGACTTAGCCCGTCTGTATGATCGTGATGATTAACTTTGTTCCAGTCTTCCGCTACACCTTGCTCGTTAAATCTCAACACATTCTGAATCAATTGTTGTGCTTGTTTAACATCGTAGTTGTCAAGTCTAACACCAGGTTTGCCTCTATGGTGAAG